GCGGTGAATAACCATTCATCACGAGGTACCATTGCCGAAACAACGGCCTTGAAGATCAGTGTCTCTAACGGGAATGTATACCCGTTACCCATCGTGGACCACTTCTCTAAGCTTCTCCATTGCCCTTTGATTTGCATCTTGGGGCTCCGGAAGAGCGCAAATAAGTGGAACCATTCAGGAGGTAACAACGACCTTACGGCCTCGTAAGCCACACAGTCGCTGGCGCTGGATAAATCCAACGTCGCAAGTCTCCAGTCCTGGGCTACTTCAGCCAGAAACTGGTTCCATGCTTGACTGTGCAGATCGACCCCGAACCGGCGTAACCTACTAACGACGTGGCTTCCTAACCCTAGCTGACAATACATATTCAGCGTGGGCTCGGTCGCGATGCCGCGTTCAATCGTCGCCTTCTTGGGAACAGTTCCGTACTTCGACCCCTCCACCACTTGCATTGTCGCATTAGGGAACCACGAGGGTCCCATCAACGCTTCTGCGTACGGCAGGAGAGCTTCAGTACAAGTTACGGGTTTTCGGTATTTGTCAGAAACCGTAAGCCCGTCGCCCGATACACCAACTGAGGACCCCGGACCATGACGCATGCGCTCGACTATAGAGTCTAGCACGTCAGAATTCAGGGGTCCCAGGTAAGCACGAATGTTGCTACGCACGCGCTCGAACCACCATGGCTCGGGTCCTCGGCGTAGTCGTTCGTTGGCTTCCCTGCAGCTGGCCTCCGCTTCCTCGAATACCACGAGGGTGGCGGCTTCTGTGTCGATACCGGTTGGCAGCCAAGTCACCTTTTTGAGGAACTCGGAAGCGTAACGGTCTATACAGTACCGCTCGTGATCATCATGATCAGCGGGACTTGGTAGGCCTAGTAACTCCAATGACGCGTCACGTACGTGCTCGTTGGCACTTTTAGCTACATCATCGGAGGGCTCAGAGTCTGAAAAGGGCTTTCGCCCAGAAACCAGACCCAGTTGCCGAACAAGGCACCAAACCCCAAGAGTACGAGGAGTAGGATTATCCTCGCAAAAGCGGAGTAGGTGGGCGACATGGTTTTCGCTAACGCGATCAACCTGTGGATCGAACATCTCGAAGCTCCGTAGCAATTGCCCCCCAGGGGGCAAGATCCGATCGGCTTACGCCGTTCGGGACCACCATATCCCGATGTAGAAACAGGCCTTTTGGGACCCATCTCAGTACTCGGGATCGCCATCCTCAACGTAGCCAACTACCGTCGCGTGAGCAACGGCGTTCTGGACTAACGTGCGGAAGTTCGCCGTATCGGCGGACGTCGCGGTTGGCGGCACAACCCACTCGCCCTTGAACCGGAACGTGTCTTTCACGAGCACATTCCCGGTCGAGGAGTCGGTGTACTCCACTGGAACCGCCATATCAAGGTTGACACGGCGAGAAACAGTGTTGGTGGCCGGCTTCAGCTTCAGCTGGAGAGTCGACTGGCCCGCAGGTGTTTGCGCGGAAGCCGTATCGGCATGGATGGCAAGGTTGCCACTCACGCTTATCGGCGTATACGCACGCGTCGCGGGTACGGCGTCAGCAATCGAGATTACTGCTGCATTTGGCATGATTAGTGTTACACTGATGATGTCGGTGCGATGACGGAGCCAACCTAGGCTCTTAGTCGCATTGTGGTAAATAGGCTCAGCGCTGTTATTAGACGCTTCACCGATGGATGCGGTGACCACCTTGGCATGGTCAACGGTGGCGGTCGCGTAAATGCGCTCCGGTTGTAGGCTTTGTAAGCCATAAACCCCGGAGTTTGACACCCACACAACGAGTCCTTCAATTGGACTCCTCTCGCCACAGTGGAGGTTCGGGTAGTACACGTACCCCAAATGCCGTTAATGCCAGAGTAGGCATCTAAAGCAGATAGGTACTGGCCCACGGAGAAACCGTAGTCCAACAGGAAGCTTAGGGGGATCATCTCCCACAACCACTCCCCGGGGTTACCCGGTGTGAAATTACCTTCCCACAGACCTTCGGCCTGTAGTTCAACGACGGCGATCACGTTCCAACTCTTGCGAGCCAAGACATGACCGTCAGCTGCTTTACCCCATTGATCCCATATAGGGACGTTGCGCGACTCGGTACTCTTACCGAATTTGATTACCCGAAGGATCGGGCGCGCGGAGTTGGGGTTGTTCAGTTTGTCGATAACGTCAGCGATAGTGCCTAACGTAGGTAACGTCGCAAGGTTAATCCCCAGCCATGCGGCTGGGATATCTTCCCACGACCTCACACGTCTGTCCCGGACCAATGTCCTTTTTAGGGCAGACCAGTTCCGTCTTGCGCGCCATAATTTCCGCGCCTTCCTCATGAGCTTACAGAGATCCCGAAGCAGGCTTTCAGCCAGCTGTACGGATTCCTTATACTCAGCAAGGTCGGACGCGAGGTTAACGCGTAGATCTTTCACCTTACCCGCGAGGATGTTACTCCACGCAAAGTCGTCAGCTAATGGATCTTGCTCGACGGAGAATTGAGGTACAGAAAGTCCAACGCACGGCCCAGGCTTAGGACACCTGGTTCCTTGCACTTGATACCTCTGTATCGGATACTGGATGTGCTTCTCAAAGAAGGGCCCACGCGATGTGGGATATCTCCAGAGAGTCGCGGGTTGTACCCGATGTTCAGGCGTAGGGCGTGACCATGAGCGCGAGCCCATGTAATGCCACCAGGTATACGGGACGAGTTGACAGGGGGGCTTCGTGTATTTACTGCTCATGATTTGGCCAACGTTGGCCTTATAGAGCTGCACTGACCCCGATGTTGTTCCCATCCTACTTACCTCCAAGTTACGCCAACACGCACCTCGCGTGAGGAACAGGATTGTTCCATTTAAAGAGCAGAGTCCTGCGAAATGCAGGATCAGCCGGCATCGAGCCG